ACTATGACACATATAAGCAAGTGTTTGGAGGGTTGGACCCCTGTAAGTTTAAGGATTCATTTCAACCAAAATATGAAACGTCGTATATAGCAAAGCAATTTTTAAAGGAGGCTAGCGATCTTTACGTCACAAGAATTTTAGGGTTGAGTGGGTATGATGCAGGTGGGGCTTGGATGATCACATATGGAGCTTCTGTTGATCCTGCTACTGTTGTTGAAGTGTCTTCTTCAACTTTTTCTTTAAGCGTTGTGTATGTAAATGGTACAATAAATTCTGTAACCTTTGATAATTCTCTTTTGCAAGATTTATACGACGGAGGATATATTGATGAGGCAATACTTGGCGGAAATGGCTTAGAGACAGGTGAAACAATTACTCTAACAAACACCTTTCTCACAAATAATTGTGACGGAACTTTTTCGGGGGCAAGGTTTACAGGAACTTTATATAACATTGATGAGCCATATATTTGTTTAACTGGTGAAACAATTACAGGTCAAAATGTTACATCCTCTGGTTCAACCCAAACTTGTGTGGTATTGTACTCGGCTGGAACAATAACAAACGACAGCACTTTTGTTATTACTGTTATAAATCCCATTACAATAATTAATCAAAGCAACAATGATCTTATCGTTGTTACAAATGGAACCTTGCAACTGGTAGGAGGAACAATTGAACACTTAGAAGACGGCTCCATTGTTATGACAGATGGGACAATTTATTTTCCAAACGGAGATGTGATAACTGGCGGTTCGTATAAGATTTGTGATTTTGCTGGGAATGACGCACTGTATGATTGCAACACTGTACAAGGTAGTGGATACACAATAGAAACTGGAACGACCGTTACAACCTTAACTGTTTATACAACTGGTTCAACAATTGTTACAACAAACATTCCAAGTGGGGTACAAACATTTAGTTTTAGCGGAACTTTAATTACTTTGTCTGCAACCGCTTATACTGATATTGATAACAGTTTGGTTGTACTGTTAAGGTCAAAGGCTACTTACGATGGTGATGAAGTTTTAAATTTTGATATCAAAGGGGATACTTTAGTTATTGAATCAATAGACGGCGGCGTTATTGGGCCATATGATGACTTCAAATTGGCAGGAATAACCCAAGATGGAACGGTTTTTGAATATATCGTCTCCCTCGATTCTAGAAAGAAAAACTTTATAGGAAAGGTATTCACTTCATTCCAAAAATGTTGCGAAACCGATGCCCCGTTGTTTATTGAAGAAATGTATATTAGCATGTTTGATAAATTGGTTGCACAAGATAAAATATCTTGTATTAAACCAACCATTTGCTACACAACAACTTTAAACAACTATAAAACGCAATATAGGGGTGCTATCACGCCTTGGGTTGTATCAGAATTAAGGGGAAACAAAGTTTTTAGGTTATTTAGGTTGCACACTTTTAGTGACGGAGATGCTGCAAACCGTGATATAAAGATTTCAATTCAAAACATTCAACCAGATAAGAAATTGTTTGATTTGGTTGTTCGCGCATATGATGACACAGATCGTCATCCTGTGGTTTTGGAGGCTTATACCCGTTTATCTTTGGATAAATATAGTAACAGGTTCATTGGACGAGCCATTGGTACAGTAAATGGGGATTATGAATTGAAAAGCAAATATATAATGGTCGAGTTTTGGGTGGACGAATGCATCCCAGATGCATTTCCATCTGGATTTGAAGGTTATTTGATACGCAACTATGTTTGTGCAACAGCCCCAACAATTCAATATAAAACTTCTTATAATTCTACAGACAGGATTCGTCAGGTGTATTTAGGATTGAGTGATACAAATGACGGATACGATCAAGATATGTTTGATTTTAAAGGGATTCCAGTTGGATCAGATTTAACAGAGTGGAGTGGAATGACAAAAGGGTTCCACTTGGATAGCGAAGCTGAATCTGCGATTATTGAGGGGGCGGATTATAATTTTGGATTTGAGGTTGGTGTGGCGGAATTTAAAAATGAAGCTGATTTGGAAGGCACTGACTATGAAAAACTTGTTGCAAGAAAATTTTCTTTTGTGCCAGCAGGTGGGTTTGATGGCTGGGATATTTACAGGGGGCAGAGAACTAATGTGGATGCATATAAGGCAACCGGATCATTAGGGCTTCTGGGTTTGACAAGCACCGCATTTGACACATATGTTATGGATGACGGAACTGTTGGAATTACTTCAGACTATTATGCATATCTAAAAGCAATTTTAACATTCCAAAACCCAGAATCAACAAGAATTAATTTAATTGCAACTCCGGGTATTAATACTTTCGAACATTCGGATTTGGTTGAAGAAACTATTGAAATGGTTGAAACTGATAGGTGTGACACATTTTATGTTGTTACAACCCCCGATGTAGATGCTGATAACCAAAAATTGATGCCCCAAAACATAGCAAATGAGTTAAGTGGTCTATATGATTCTTCATATGCCGCAACTTATGCTTATTGGGGACAATATTATGATGCTGAAAATAATACCTACATTTATTTACCTCCAACTGGAGAAGTAATGCGAACTTTTGCTTTAACAGATAAAATTGCTGCACCTTGGTTTGCTGGTGCGGGTATTAATAGGGGTATAACTAACTTTACACTGTTACGACATAACCCCACATTATCTGATAGAAATACTCTGTATGAAGGAAGAATTAATCCTTTGGCTAAATTTATTATTAGTAACGAGAAACAAAATGTTATCTTTGGCAACAGAACATTAAGAGAAGATGAAGATAGTGCTCTGAGGGATATAACTGTTAGGCGTTTACTTTTATACACTCGTAGGTTAATTACAGACGTTGCTATTGGGTTGTTGTTTGAGCCAAATGACTTAACTGTTCGCGCAGAATTTGAAAAGTTAGTAAATCCTATTTTAAAAAGCATCAGAGATGATCGTGGTATATTTAACTTCAGGATTAAGCTGGATAGCAGCGCAGAAGATTTAGCCAGCAACGTGCTAAACGGCAAAATCTATATCCAACCGACAAGAGCATTAGAAGAAATTAATATTAATTTTTCGATTACTAATTCAAGTGCAACTTTTGATGATATTTAAATATGGCAACAGTAAAAGTAAGTAAGGATAAAGATAATCAACAAATTATACAGATTATCTCACGATTATTCGGAGGAGAATTCGCAAGGTTTTTTACAAATAATTTAACCCACGAATTCTCCTCGATTTATGATCTTACTAATTTGTTATACAAAGCTACAAATTTGAATGGAGATATTTCAGAAAACGATCAAGAGGCAACTAAACGAATTTTTTATATTATATTTTATGACAGTTTAATGGATTACATCTTTTTTAAAGCTTTCGGCATAGGTAATCTGATTAAAAAAAATATTCCGCTTGTAAAGCGGGGGGCTGTAAGCACGGGTGTTCCGCAATACGATAATTTAATTAAGAATATTTTTCTAGAAATTGCTTATTCAAAGGCATTTGCTTTATCGTTTAAAGCCCAAATAGATAATGCTCTGTTGGACCCGTTTTATGCAGATTTAGTAAGGGAAGAAGATTTTAAAAAGGTAATTTCTGACATATTGGCAAAGAGGGGTGGAAAGTTAGAGGAAGGAATATTAGACAAGTTATTTAATTCAAACAGTAAAAGGTTAAGGACATTGATGAACAATGCGGTTGATTGTATTCCGAATGGTTTTTTTGCTAGGAAGAAAATTATAAATCAATTAAAGAATGGCAGTATTGATGATTTTTTAACTTCTGTTACTGATTACAGGAGATTCGTTGCAAAAGAATATGCCGACCCGCTTAATAACGTAGCAATGAATATCATTTTAAGCGATTTTTTTGTAAGATGGCTTGATAAAGTAAAAAATGAATCCCCAGAAGTTCAACAATTTTTCCAAATTGCTGTAAGAGGAGCTTTCAGTAATTCAACCTTTGTGAGAAAAATGCACACGTTGAGTTATTCTTTTTTTAGACAATATGCTGAGTTTATTCATAGAAAAAAAGCTAAAACATCAAATATTCAAAAAACAACGAGACAAAAATTTAAGTTTTGAATCAAATAAATTATGATAGATTTTTCAAAATACCGTCAAATAAAAATTGAATTTTATCTTCCAGATGGGACAAAGACTTATATTTACAAATACGTTAATATTGAAACAAATGAAATTGTTGAGGAATCTGTTATAAATGGAGAAATATTAGAAACCATTACAATTACTTGTGCAAATATTTGCGTTATCGTGTGATATATGCTAGATTCTTTGTTGGTTGAAGCATTTAATCAAAGTAAAGACCTAATTTCTATTTTTGATTCTGCTGGTGATCGCATATACGCCAACAATAGTACTCTCAATTTTTACAATACTCATTTATATGATAAAGTGTTAAATAAGACTCTCTATAAAGGGTCTTATTTTTTTCCGTTTTTAGAGTCTGCTATTTCTTATTTTAAGGACAACCCTGATCAATGTTTTTTTATTCAAAATTTAGAAATAAAAGAAGATTTAAACGCTTTCTTACACTTAGAACTTCAAAAAGTATTGCTCAATAATTCTGTTTTTTATATCTTAAAAATAAGAGACATTACTGAACTTACAAAAAATACAAGCAGCGACACCAAAATAATTCAACTAAATGCCGTTTCTCATATACTACAACACGATTTAAAATCTGCGGCAGATGATTTAACTTTTGTTTTGGATTATTTGTTAGAATATGAGTATGACTATACAAAAGCAATAAAAAATACAGAAATAGATATCTTAAAATTTTTTCAGCAAGCCCTGAACAAAAACAAAATCACATCTGAGGCTCTTAAAGATTGGTTGGCATTTATTAATAGCGGCATCCTTTATAAGGAGTACACTAATATTACTAAGCTAATTAAGGCAACGGCGAGAAATAATTTAAAGAATAATGTTGAAATTGCTGTAAGTAATTTTTTTCCAAATTTGTTTATAAACAAAAATCAAATTAAAATATTAATTGATAATTTAATAAAAAACGGAATAAAATACAACAACAAACAAATAAAAAAAATTAAAGTTTTTTATTCAAAGAAGGAAGAGGCTATTATAATTAAAGATAATGGGATTGGCTTTCCTGTAGATAGATTTGAAAGCTTGTTAAAGCCCTTTGAAAGGGGAACTAATGGCTACACCGGGATGGGCTTGGGTTTGACGATTTGTAATCAAATTGTCAAAAATCATGGCTGGAGTTTAAAAGTAGAAGCAAAGTCTAATATTTATACTAAAATGTATATAGTATTAAAAAATAATTAATATGCTTTTAACTCCCAAAATTTTTATTTTAGAGGACGAAGAAACTTTTATTTTGCGATTTAAAATTATTCTTCAAAAGATTGGAATTAGCACACAAGAATTTAGACCGTTTAAACAAGGACAACATTTAATTGATTTTATGCAAAAAGAATACCCCGACATTGTTTTTATTGATCTAACATTAAAAGAAAATGAGCGGGATGGCTTTGAGATTCTTACTCATGTTAAACAAAAGTATAACGGAAAGTTAAAAGCTGGAATAATTTCATCTTCAGAAGACATTGAAGATATAAAAAGGGCAGCAGACGCTGGTGCTCGCTTTTATATAGTTAAAACAGGAAATATCAACGTTTTTTCAGATAGATTAACACAATTCAAGAAAGACTTCTTAGAGAAGGACACAAAAAAGTTTGTTATTTATAAGTAATGACGAGTAAGAGAGAATATTTTAATAGTTTTTTTAATCTATACTTAGAACATAAAGTATTACTAAATAATACTCAGCTTATTTTTTTTTCTGATATATATTCAGAATTAAGCCCGGATGAGCTTGTTTTTTATGATACTTCCGCTAAAAGAATTCAAGAAGAATTAGAAGAAGACTTACTGGTGTTAAAAGAAAGTGAAAAGGCTAAGGCCGAGGCTGAACAAAATTTTTTAGAAGCGGTTAAATTACAAGAAGAATTAAAAATTGCCAACAACAAATTAAGTAATCAAAATCAAGAAATTATTGATAAATTAAAGGTTGAACAAGAGTTTAATAAAGACTTTGAACGAATTAAAGCTCAAAACAAATTAGCTGCTAAATTTTTATATGTAGTAACTTTTTTAATAATTTGCGTTATTATAATTGCTTTTTATTCTATTTTAAATATAAATGAAGAATCTTTGCCTTCTGTTGAAAAGACAAATAATATCATATTGATTACACAAAAGGCCATTGACACTTTAAAAGATTTGTTGCTAATAATGCTAGGTGTTCTATCCACCATATTTGCACAAATGTTTAATGTGCCTAGAGAACAAAGAAAAAGAGTTAGATAAATGAAATTTTTATTGATTATTGTGTATTTATATACAAAAAAGAATAACAGAATAATAAAAAAAATATAATATGGCTGATCTTTTGTTAAAAAGCCCGTTAAAATACGAACCTAAAAGAACTAATAGATGGTTTGTCCGTTTCCCAACAGATATTGGTATTCAAACGTGGGCTTTGAGCAAAGCTGCTCGTCCAAAAATTTCAATAAATACGGTGCCGATGCCATTTTTAAATACTGAGACCTATGTTTCTGGTAAATATAAGTGGAACCCGATTAATTTATCAATTCGAGATTTTATTGCCCCTTCACAAGCCCAAGCTTTAATGGAATGGATTCGCCTTCATGCAGAATCTGTAACTGGGCGTATGGGTTATAATGTGGGCTCGGCTAAAAACATAGAAATAGAAATGCTGGACCCAGTGGGGGTTGTTATTGAAAAGTGGTTGTGTGTTAATTGTATTGTAACTGGGGATTCTGATTTTGGTACTTTAGATTATAGTAGTGATAATGTGGCTGAAATTAGCTTTTCAGTCCAGCCGCAATATTGCGAATTAGTTTATTAATGTTTTTTTGCAACGTGCTACATTTTGTGTAACACATTGCGTTTTTTAAAAAAAAAGTAATATATTTGTTTGATATCATATTAACCTTTTCTTGTTCTCCGAACAAGATTTTTTTGCACTGTTGCCCTAATTGGTAACAGTGCTTTTTAATTTTTTTTATTTTCTATATATTTAAAGAAAAAAAACATGGACGAAAGATCATTTGGTATAGTTACTTTGCCTTCTTCTATTGGCAGTTATTATAAAAACGGGTGTAAACAAGTTAAATTGTTTTATCTTGACGGGGCTGACGAGGAGATTTTAACTTCTATGCCTTTAATAGAAAGCGGAGAAATGGTTGATTATTTATTAGAACGGAAAGTCGCACCTGTAGATGAAAATAAGCCATTTATTTCTCCCAAAGAAATGTTAATAGGGGACAGAATTTTTTTAATTGTTTCTTTAAGAGCTTCTATGGATAATTTTTTAAAAATAACTTTGCCAGAAATCCCTGACGGTGTTTATTATGACTTACATAATTTAAGGCAAAAAGACATTATGGTTTTTCCAGATGAAAAGGGGGAGATTTCTTATACGTTAAAAGCATCTAAAAAAGTTGTTAAGTTTAAATTAATGACCGGACAAGATGAAGCAATCATTAGAAATGAAGCTAAAATCGGGGATAAATTTTTAAATATTTCAAAAAGAGCTTATTTAAACCAATTGGTAACATCAATTGATGGGGAAACTGATAAAATTATGATTT